CGACGATGTTTATGGTGAATCACCCGAAGGTGGAATACAATTCTTGGCTCCTGTGGAGTTAAAAGGTTATGTTCAAATTCTTGCACCTAACGCACAAAGACTTGGAACTTCTCGAATTGAACAAAACGAGCCTGGTAATCTACGATTCTCAGTATACCAATCTTACTTGGACGAACTCGGTGTGGACATTCAATACGGTGACTACATCGGATATTACGAAACCGAAAGTAAAGTACGATACTACTCAGTTGCCGACGATGGTCGTGTTGTCTCTGACAATAAACATACTTATGGAGGTTACAAACCGTTCTACAGAACAGTAATTGCTACCCCTGCCAGTCAAAACGAATTCTTTGGAACCTAATGGCACTACCTAAAGTCCCTATATTCAAAACTCAAATTAAACCCAACATCGATTTGGTTCCACCCAAAACTTTGTCGGCAAGAAGAGAACAACTTCTTCAGTACATAAATGAGGATGGTACTTACCTTCCCAAAAGTGTTTTACATGCCGATTTGGATGGGGGGATGTTAGAATTTGTTATGGGGGAATTAAAAACAACGGTTTCAGGTAAAGATATCAGTGTGGTTGACAAAATTATCACCAATCAAAGGTGGTCACAATTTACTGAAACATGGAATTTCAAAGACCAAGATTTCAACGTACAACTACCATTTATAACAGTGGTACGTCAACCTGAGGTGAAGTTTGGTACGAATCCATCCACACAATATACTATTCCTAATAGGAAACAGTTCTATTATGCCCGTGTTCCAACTTGGAACGGAAACCAAAAAGGATACGACATTTATACAATCCCACAACCAGTACCTGTCGATATCAATTATAGTGTAAAAATTATTTGTAACAGAATGAGGGAGCTTAACACGTTCAATAAGAATGTTTTACAAACTTTTTCTTCTCGTCAAGCATATACGTTCATCAAAGGTCAATATGTTCCAATTATTATGAACAATATTTCAGATGAATCTGTAATCGATATCGAAAGACGAAACTATTACATTCAGAGTTATGATTTTACAATGCTTGGTTATTTGATTGACGAAGAAGAATTCCAAGTCAAACCAGCAATTTCAAGAGTCCTTCAATTGGTTGAGGTTGATACCCAAGTTGCTCAAGGGCTAAGAGCTCGACAGTTCCCTGAAAACCCCGATGAGTTTATCTATGATTTGTACTACACACCTAGCAATAGTGTAATTGTTGACGACCAAGTTGATTATAGAATCGACCTTAGTTTGATTGGTACAGACAATGTTGACAATTATTTTGTATACATCAACGATGATTATTACGGACAAAATGTGTCAAATATTCAACTCAATACAGGAGATTTATTTAGAGTTGAAATTACAAAGACAACTGTAGGTCAGGAGGCTAATGTAAAGTTCCAAGCTAAGCTTGTTTAGTTTTCCCCATAGATATCTTTCTTGTCACCACACTTATCCAAGATGAGTTTTTCTAAAAACTTATACATTTTCAAACCGTTTTTTTCACAATAAGTTTTCAAGACCTTATGAGTCTCAGGTGAAATTTTTAGGTTCTTAATGTCTTTAGTGGTGTTTTTCATAGGGAGAAAAAAGGTAGAAAAAAATCTTACTACTTAATAATACGTATTCAAAAGTAAAGTTTTTTGTATTGAAATCAAATATTTATCTTAAAAATAAAACCGAATAAGAAAAATTTAGAAAAATGTTTTTTCAATTAACTTCTCAAGCAAACCAAAAGGTCTTCGTATCTCCTGGAGTTTACACATCTGAAACTGATTTATCATTTGTTGCTCAGAGTGTTGGTGTAACAACTTTGGGTATTGTAGGTGAGACTCTCAAAGGTCCTGCTTTCGAACCAATTTTCATTACCAACTACGATGAGTTCCAAACATTCTTCGGAGGAACGGTACCAACAAAATTTATCGGAACTCAAATTCCAAAATATGAAGCCGCTTACATTGCCAAAGCGTACCTTCAACAATCAAATCAACTATTTGTTACTCGTATCTTGGGTTTATCAGGATATGATGCGGGTCCTTCATGGAGTTTGCAGGCGGTAGCAAACGTAGACAGTGCCTTCATCGGTATCGACACATCAATTGCAACTGTTTCATTCACTGCTAATTTTTCCGGTTTTACTACAGGTAATACAGTGTCTTTTGGTTCAGGTCTACCAGCACTTCTCTCGAATAATCTCTCAACATCTTACACTTTGATTGATGGTTCAACTTCAACATATAGTAGAGATGTATACAACTTCGCTACAGATATTATTGCAGCTAATTCAGTATCAGGAAATACCGCCGTTGGTTATGGTTCAATTCCGAGTGTGGATTACAATACTTTGGCTTCGACCTATCCGAATGTTAACAACGAATTTGGTTGTGACAATTTGAGTTTGTCCTTCGCGGATTTGTCCAATGGAAATAATGACCCTTGGTACTACGCAACTTTTGACCCAACTACAGGAAATAACTACTCAGGGTATTCTTGGTATTACTCTGTCACAAATTTCTTTACTGCGGCAACCCCCTCAGTGGCAAACAACTACTTCTTTTCAGGAACTGTTACTGGTCAATTGTACACTTATTCAGGACAGGCATACTATGATTGGAACAACTTAATTTTGGCAACAGTTCGTTCAAGAGGTATTTCAATTTATGATGCAAACGACCATGGTCCTCAATATCAAGTTACAGGTCTTACTGACTTGAACTTGGTATGTACAGGTCCTTACTCGGGAATTTCCCAAAGTCCATTTGCAACATTCTTGTTGAGTGGTACAACCTACCAAGGAAATTCGTTTAGTTTTGAGGCGTCTTTTGATTCAACAAACTCCAACTACATTACAAAGGTGTTGGGTGTAACCAACTTTGCTAAACCAAGGACTGATGTTCCAATTTACGTGGAGGAATCATATCTTGGATTATTGAATTACGGATTTAACAAAGGGTACGTTCGTGGGGTCAAATGTGATTTGATTGCATTACCTGAGGCAAGAGATAAGACCTCAACAACTTCAATCGCTTGGTTCTTGGACCAATACCAAACACCTAAAACTCCATTCCTTGTTTCTGAACTTCGTGGTAATGTTGTTTACAATCTCTTCCGATTCATGACAATAAGCGATGGTAATTCCGCTAATACAGAGGTCAAAATCTCGATTGCGAATATTTCTTTCAGTAACCTTACGTTTGATGTTTTAGTTAGAGATTTCTTTGACACGGACGCTAATCCAGTAGTTTATGAAAAATTCACCAACTGTACTATGGACCCCACAAGTAACAGTTTTGTTGCTAAGAAAATCGGTTCTTCTGATGGTGAATATCCGTTAAACTCGGCTTACGTAATGGTTGAACTCTCTGATGAATACCCTGTAGATGCATTACCTTGTGGTTTCTATGGTCTCGAAGAAAGAGTTTACGAAAGTACCGCTAACCCTTCTCCTTTCCCAATCATCAAAAACAAGTATTTCTTCCCAGGTGAAACTATCTTTGACCCACCATTCGGAACAAGTGCGGGAGGAAGTAATATAACTTCATCTTCGGGTGACATAGTCAGAAGAACTTACTTAGGTATTTCATCTCAGTTTGGTATCGACACTGATTTGTTACAGTACAAAGGAAAAAAGAATCCAGTTGTGGGATGGGATTTGGCAACAACTTCTGAACCTTGGAACTACCAAACAAAAGGTTTCCACATGGACTCAGGTGCAACAATTATTCAGATTGCTAACTCACAAATAACTAGTGGTACTCCAGCGTTTGTCTGTGGTGTTGCTAATTTCAGTGATGAACCTACAGACCAAGCGAATCCTTATTACTTCCTTTACTCGAGAAAATTCACCACTGTATTCCAAGGTGGTTTCGATGGATGGGACATTTACAGAGAGTTCCGTACAAACCAAGATAGATTTGCTTTGGGAGCTTCAGGTTATTTACAAGGTGCAACTCCTACTCAACGTTATCCAACGGCTTCGGGAGATGGTACATTCAAGAGAATTGTTATTGGAGATAATACTCAAGATTTTGCTAACACCGACTATTACGCGTACTTGTTAGGTCAACTAGCGTTTGCGAATCCTGAGTCAACAAACATAAATGTTTTTGCTACACCTGGTATTGACTACGTGAATAATTCTAATTTATGTGAGTTAGCAATTGGTATGGTTGAGAACGAAAGAGCGGATGCGGTTTATATCGTTACTTCTCCTGACTACAACATGTATACACCCGATGGAGGTTCTCAATATGAAATTATTTACCCGCAAGAGGCGGTGGATAATCTTGACCAAACAGGCATAGATTCATCATACACTGCAACGTATTACCCGTGGATTTTGGAAAGAGATACTGTTAACAACACTCAGTTGTACATTCCACCAACTGGTCAAGTTTGTAGAAACTTAGCACTGACCGATAACATTTCTTTCCCATGGTTCGCATCGGCGGGTTACACAAGAGGTCTTGTAAATTCAGTGAAGGCAAGATTAAAACTTACACAAGAAGATAGAGACACTCTTTACCAAGGAAGAATTAACCCAATCGCAACATTCTCAGATGTAGGTACTGTAATTTGGGGTAACAAAACACTTCAGATTAGAGATTCGGCACTTAACAGACTGAATGTTAGAAGACTTCTACTTCAAGCACGTAAGTTAATTTCGGCGGTAGCTGTTAGATTGTTGTTCGAACAAAACGATGAAATCGTGAGACAACAATTCTTGGATTCTGTAAACCCAATTTTGGACGCAATCCGAAGAGACCGTGGTTTGTATGACTTCCGTGTGACAGTATCTTCAACTCCTGAAGATTTGGATAGAAACACCTTAACAGGTAAGATTTATCTTAAACCAACGAAGGCACTCGAATTCATAGACATAGAATTTTTGATTACACCAACTGGTGCATCTTTCGAAAATATTTAATATCTTTGGGGTGGGAAAACAAATTCCCACCTTTTTTTTGCCATTTAGTAAATGAAAACTAAACTACAGGACACTTTCAAAAGTGGAACACCGGACCTTAAGTACTATGCTTTTGATTGGGACGACAATATTGTTTTGATGCCAACCAAAATCATTTTGTTAAATGATAAAGGAGAAGAGGTAGAAATGTCAACTGAAGATTTTGCGGAGTATCGTTCAAAAATCGGAAAAGATATTTTCGAGTACAAAAATAATTTGATTGTTGACTATGCTAAAGACGCATTTCGTAACTTCGGTGTAAAAGGGGATGATAAGTTCTTAAAGGAGTCTCTCAAAGCTAAGGTTGGACCTGCGTGGAACGATTTCAAAGAAGCCGTTAACAATGGGTCTATATTCGCTATTATAACCGCACGAGGTCATAACCCAAATACTATCAAAAAGTCAATTTTCAACTTCATACAGAAAAATCATAACGGAATTTCTAAGTCTGAACTTATAAAAAATCTAAAAAAATATAGAGATTTTGTCGACGAAGAAGAAATGTCTGAAGATGATATGATTAAATCTTACTTAGAGTTAAATAGATACAACCCTGTAAGTTTTGGGGTAGAAGATGAGGCGGTTTCTCCTGAGGAAGCCAAAGTCAGAGCCATGGCAGATTTTGTTAATTATGTAAAAATAATTGCAGCTAGTTTGCAAAAAAAAGCATTTCTTAAAAAAGATATTGCTAATAAATTTATTCCTAGAAAACCAGTTATAGGCTTTTCAGATGATGATGAAAGCAATGTAAAAAAGATTAAAGATTATTTCAAAAGCATCAAAGAACCAATTAAGACATATTCAACTAAAGGAGGAATAAAAAAAGAATACTAGAACTAGATTACATAAGCAAGAGTAAAATTCTGAAAAAAAAAGTCAAGAGAAAAAATATTGTCATGGGTATATTTATAATAAAAGATAAAAGTAAAAAAAACTAAGATATTACCATGGCGGATTTATTAATGAAAATGCCGATTCCTTATGAACCAAAAAGACAAAACAGGTTCATACTAAGGTTTCCTTCATCATTAGGTATTAATGAGTGGTTCGTAGAGTCAACGGCACGTCCTCACATAACCATTACACCTACTGAAATTCAATTCTTGAATACCTCAACGTTTGTTGCGGGAAGATTCAACTGGCAAACAATTCCAGTAACTTTCCGTGACCCCATCGGACCTTCAGCAGCTCAGGCACTTATGGAATGGGTACGTTTACACGCAGAATCTGTAACTGGACGTATGGGTTACGCAGCGGGATACAAAAAAGACATCGACCTTGAAATGTTGGACCCAACAGGTGTAGTTGTAGAAAAATGGATTTTGTACGGTACATTCTTAACTGATGTTAACTTCAACACTTTGAATTATTCTCAAGATGGATTGGCAACAATCTCTGCTACTCTGAGAATGGACCGTTGTGTATTGATATACTAATTTCTATTTATTTACTTTTATCAAACAGTATATTTAACCGTAGAGCCAAACTCTACGGTTTTTCTTTTTTATGGACCAAGATACACAAAATTACGGACAACAAAACTTTACCCTTCCCCATGATGTAGTTCAACTACCATCTAAGGGAACTTTTTATAAAAATAAAAAGAGTTCAATCAAAGTGGGTTACCTCACCGCAAGTGATGAAAACATTTTACTTGCTGGTGGTAAGGACATGACATTAAACTTATTGAGGGCAAAGATATACGAACCAGGTCTTCGGCCTGAAGAACTTTTGGAAACCGATATTGAGGCAATATTGATTTTTTTGAGAAACACAGCCTTTGGTCCTGAAATAGAACTGAACTTAACAGACCCAGTAACAGGGAAAAAATTCAAAGCCACCGAAAGACTCGATGAATTGAACATCCAACACGGACAACAACCCGCAGAAGACGGTACATTCTCCACAAGACTACCGATGTCTGAAAAAACAATCAAAGTAAAACCAATTACGTATGGAGAGAGTATTGAAATTAGTAATATGGTAGACACTTACCCACAAGGAAGAGTTGCACCAGTCAGAACTTGGAGACTTCAAAAAGAAATCGTTTCAGTAGAGGGAGTGACAGACAAAACTGAAATTCAGAAATTTGTGGAATCAATGCCATTGGCTGATTCTAAGCACATAAAGAAATTCTTAAATGAAAACGAACCTCGCTTGGACCTAATCCGAGTGATTATTGCCCCATCAGGAGAAAAGCTGAACGTGAATATCGGCTTTGGGGTTGACTTTTTTCGCCCTTTCTTCTGACTATCGGCAAAACCAAATTGATGAATTTTATTATCTCTCTCAATTTTTCGGAGTTTCCTACTCGGATTTTACTGTCATGCCAGTATTTGTCCGAAAGTATCTTCTGAATAAATGGATTGATGAAAAACAGAAATCCTGATTTAACCTATTTATCTAGAAGAAACAAGTAACGTAAAAAATGTTTTTTCAAACCACAGCAGATAATCAAGGTAGCGATAACTTTGCGGACCGTATCAAAGAAGGTATTAAGGAGTCTGTAAATTTACTTGGAAACATTGGTCGTATCCAAGATGGTATCACCAACATCAACCGTGGATTTGGTGAAACTCGTGAAAGATATCAAGAGTTTTCTAAAGTTGTCTCTGACAGTGTTTCAGATATCACACGATTAGGTGGGGGTGTTGCGGACATTGCTACGACAATAGAACAAATAGGTTTGGGTGCGAGGAGAAACGTAGTCGCTTCCAAAGAGACGTTATTAGAGATTTTCGCCACCCAACAATTCTTGGGACAGACTGTTGCGGGTATAGTTGAAAATTTTGCACAAATAGGTGTAGATTCTTCTATGATTGCTGAAAACGTAGAAAACTCCGTTAATTACGTAAGAGGAATTGGACTTAATGCAAGAACCATCATGAGTGACGTTTCTGCCAAAATGGATTTGATGAATAGATTCAATTTCCAAGATGGTGTTTTAGGTCTCACAAAAATGGCTGCGCAGGCTTCAATGTTGAGATTTGATATGCAAAAAACCGCAGATTTTGCAGACAAGGTTATGAATCCTGAAGGTGCGATTCAAACGGCCGCGGCATTCCAAAGACTTGGAGTTGCTTCAGGAAATTTAATTGACCCATTTTTTTTGATGGATAAATCAATAAATGACCCTCAGGGACTTCAAGACTCACTAATTGACCTTACAAGACAGTTTACATACTTTGATGAACAGGCTCAACAGTTCAAAATTAATCCGGGGGGGGTTAGGTTAATGAAAGAACTTGCTGAGGCTGCGGGTATGACGCTTTCCGAGTTTTCCAAAACTGCAATATCGGCGGCTGACTTAGATAGAAGGTTATCTATGATAAACTTTGAAATAGACGCACCTGAAGAAGATAAACTTCTCATTGCTAATATGGCAAAGATGGGTGAGGGTGGTCGTTACTTCGTAGAAATTGAAGATAAGGGTCAAGTCGAATTGGGACAAATAACTCAGGAAGAGTTCGGAAAGTTAAGAGAATCATTTGAAGAACCAAAAACAATTGAAGAAATCCAAAGGAGTCAATTGGATACGTTCAGACAGGTATCCAACGATATTATAGCCTTACCATTGAGAATTGGATATGCTCTTGCAGGACAAACAGGACTCGTTCGTGGTATCGAAACCTTAAGGTTTGAAACAGACAAATTAGCCGAAAGATTTTTAGGTGAACAAGGGTTCGGAACATCACAAGATTTCCGTGAAGGATTTGAAGGAATGGGAGACAAATTAATTGGAGACTTACAAAGTGTGATTGCTGGTGAAATGACCACCACAGAATTTCAGGCGAGTGCTATGTCGGCAATACGTGGTAATACTTCCCTTTTTCAAGAACAAGACAGAAGAAGAGGGTCCGCAGCAACTATTCAGACCCAAAGTAAAGTTGAAGTAGATGGGGATATAGTTATTCGGGTAGAAGCTCCCACAACTTTAAGTGAGCAACAAATTGATAGTATATTCAGTAAAAGAGAGGTACAAGAAAAAATATACCAAATAGTTTCGTCACAGGCTGATGTCGCTATTAGAAAATCTAAAAATAACAACTAATTCTATTTATAGAATAAAAGAATAATGGCCAGTCCACTCGATTTTCCTAGTTCAGAGGTCTTCAGAAAAAAACTTATTGTAAGAAACTTAGTTCCTTACAAAAAGACTCCTGGTTTACCGAGTGCCCCATTTCAATATGAAGTAGTACAGAGAGATTTATCTCCTGTTGATTCCAACGATGCTCTTATTGACACACCTGTATTGGCTAATGGTTTATACCCACTCAATCAATATGGTGCTGACGGTGGTTACAAACAAGTAAGAGATGTTAACATTTTACAAAACACCCGTAGTAACGAAGGTGAATACGGATACCAAGATGCTAACATAATCGATGAAGGATTCATTGCAGCACAAACGGGTTTCCCTGGAGTGGCGCCGGCTTGGAAACCCCTTAACGCATATGCCAGTACTGACCAATTAACTGACGCGGCTGGTTTTTTCGGTAGTTTAGAAATCTTAACCCAAAATAACGGAAGGAGTTCAAACGCTCAACCTTATCCTAATTTCAATTCTTCTTCGTACTCAACAATTAGTTTAATGTTGAATCCTGACCCTCAGGGTTCAAATGGTTTATTGTCGAGTGATTCTTATTTGGCAAAATTAGGTGCAACAAACCTAAAAAAACAAATCGAATATAATATTGGTCGAGAAATTAGACGTAACACTTTGGGACGTGCTAATTTTCTTAACGTAAATGGTGGGGAAGATATACTTGCATTCATTAATGGAAGGGTGCCTTTATTAGAACCAAACTGGACAATTACTGAGGGTTCTACAATTATTGGTGCTGCTGCGGGATTGTTGAATAGAATATCGGGTTCATATGCGCCGTTTTCAGTCATACCAGGACAATATTTTGACCCACAAATCAATAGTGGTATTCCTACAACGGGCCAACAGTTAGCTTCAGCATTTTTAGGTGCAAACTTAGCGGCTGGTATTGGTAGATTTTTTGCAAGACTTAATTCACAATCGAACTTAAGGGGGTCACAACTGTTCCTCGAAAACACTGGTGGAGGTCAACGTTCTCAACTATTCAAAAATTTAGATTACAACCTCTACAAGCCGGGTTATGACCGACCAATTTTCGACCGAGTTGCAGGTGCTCTACAAGGTAGAAATACAAATAATGGGGAATATTATATTGGAAGTGTAAAAACGGAACCATCACAGGTATTTTCGCCTTCTGGTGATGTTCCTGTTGACCAATTTGGTAGAGAAATTCAAGCTCCTGTTTATGGACCACAAGAGTTGGCTCAACTTTATGAGGGACCTGGACAAGCACTTAACTTGGGTGCTAACGGACCAACATACAGTAGTGGTGGTGATATTGTAGGTGGGTTTACTTGGGTTTCACCCAAATTCAAGGGTAATGCCGGAAAGTATGTTGGATTGGGTGGAGATGCAATCGCTGAGGACCCTGACTTTAGACCTTCGGCATACCAACCAACAGAATCTACAGAATTCCAATTTAGGCAAGGTTCGATTATGGATGATACCCAACGTATCATTGACTCACAGCCAAGAGGAGGTAGAAGACTTCAACATGTTGGAAATGCAATCGACCAAGTATCGAAAGTGTTCAATGATGGGTATAAAGAAATCACAAAAGGTTCAAGAGTTAGAAGATATATTGGTGAAATTGGTGCCGAAGTGGGAATTGAATATTGTAGAATATTCCAAAAAGACACTCCGTACCTACAATACAATGACCTTCAAAAAACCGATGGTATAACCACCGAAGGAAGAAGATTTGCTTATTCGATATTTGACAAAACATACAACCTTAATATCGCCCCCAATAAAAGAGAAGGTGGACAAGACTCCACAAATCTTATAGGTGGACCTGAGGGATATGCTAAAAAGTATATGTTCTCTTTAGAAAACTTGGCTTGGAGGACTTCGAACAGACCAGGTTTAACAGTTTCTGACTTACCTGTGTGTGAAAGAGGTCCAAATGGGGGTCGGGTTATGTGGTTCCCACCATACGGATTACAATTTAACGAGTCTGTGAGAGCATCGTTCAAATCAACTGATTTTATCGGTAGACCAGAACCTGTATTTACCTACTCCAACACTTCTAGGTCGGGAACCCTTAATTGGAAGATAGTTGTCGACCACCCATCGGTGCTCAATATGTTGGTCAACAGAGTCTTAAACGACACCACCTTGAAACAAAGGGCGGATGAAATTTTGGATTCTTTCTTTGCGGGATGTAGGAAATACGACCTTTATGAATTGGCAAGAAAATATTACACGGTTAACCCGAATGACATTTTTGAAATTCAACAAAGATTGGAAACTAAAAATGTCACAAGAGAAGAAGTTCAGTATTACACGAGAACTATTCAAAGTGGGGGATTCAATACAACTAATGGAGGTACTGCAGGGGTTTCAACTATTGCAGGGAGTTCTTCCTCACAGGTTGCAAATTCGGGATACAATTACCAATCAATAGTTAATTTTGGTTTTTACTACGACAATGATATTCCTAAACCACCACCAGCTCAAACAACAAGCTTTCAGGGTTATTGGGATGCGTATACTAGTCAATCGAATAAATCCAAATACCAATCCAAAAGTACACCTTTAGGTCAGGCAACGAATGTTGCAAATTTCTTTACTCAAGTTGTTGAGGGAAACAAACAAGCTATTGATGTCGCCCTACGTAGTTTGAGTGACGACTTAACGAATGACCCAAGTGCGACCGCAACAATTTTATTGGAAGGAACGGCTTCGGCACCACAAAAAGTGGATTACAACCAAAGACTGTCAGTAAGAAGGAATGATGCGGTAATACAATACATCGCGTCAATTGGTAACTTAGGTAGTTTGATTCAAAACAAACAATTGTTCCTACAACAAAGAGCGTCTGGTGAAACTTCAACAGTAACTGTTAAAGGTGTAAACCAAACCGAAAATTTTGGAACGTATAATTGTGCGAGTGTTGTTGATGGCGCTGATAACCTTTCAAGTGATGAGTTAATTTACACCATAAATGCAATGGCTTGTAGAAGAACTTCGATTGCCAACATTTCATATAACCCGTCAACCAAAATAGAAGAGGTTACTTCAAATGATGAAATACCTTTCTATAATACAGAAATCATTGAAAGCCGTACACCGAGAACAACTGTTGAACAGACTATTGTTGAAGAAACTGTGTTTAGAGACAACATTACTAAAAGAGTGTTAAGAAATCTATTGTCAGAATGTGATTACTTTGAAGTTATCAAACAAGAGACTCCAATGGTTTATGACAGTTTGAAAGAAAAACTAAAATTCTTCCATCCTGCATTTCACTCTATTACACCTGAAGGGCTCAATTCAAGACTAACATTCCTTCAACAGTGTATGAGGCCTGGTGACACAATACCAACAGTGAAAGTTGACAAACAAGGTAATAGTAGTCTTCAGTATAATAATGCCGTTAACACTTCATTCGGAGCACCACCAGTTTTGATTCTAAGAGTTGGGGATTTTTTCCACTCTAAAATTATTCCTGAGAATCTGTCAATAAATTATGAAGATTTAGATTTGAACCCTGAGGGAATCGGTGTTCAACCAATGATTGCAAACGTTTCTTTGAGTTTCCAATTTGTTGGTGGTCAAGGACTAAAAGAGTCCATCGACAAACTACAGAATGCTCTGTCGTTTAACTTCTACGCCAATACCGAAATCTACGATGATAGGGCGGATGCTACTGATGATAGTTACAAAGTAATTGACCAAGACTTTATTAAGGACTTTGGATTACAAGTCCCACCACCAACAATCAATCAAGTCCAAACAACACAACCACAGAATAACTTAGAAACCATCGGTAGAATATTGACTACAACCAATACACCAACTGGTGATATCGGGACTATACAGTACAAGGATTTCATGGCTTTGTTATCAGTTCAAACTCAAAATTATTTTGCGACGGTGAACAATAAAATGAAAGACTTGAACCTCCAATACAACAACGGTTTGAGACAACAATTCTCCTTTTCAAGAAACTACACTGATGGGGAACTTTTAGCCACAGGAACAAACTTTAATGTACCTTTATTTGGAAAACCGGCACAGTTAGAAAGAGATATCAATATTGTTTTCAAGGATTTCAAAGACAACATTGACTCGGACACTGAAGGTTTCATCAGTTATTTGATAAATGATGTTGGTATCTTCTCGAACAAAACTCTGAGAAATATTAAAAGAAATTACAAAGACTTTATCGATAATTTCAGAGGAACGTATCAAAACGGTGCAACATCAATACTTCAAAGTTTAGTCGATACACAGACATCATATATTCAAGTCCTTTCGAGAGCAAATGTAATACCTTTCCGTGCGAACACTTTCGGTCCTGATACTGGTACAGATGGATTCCAAAGGACTGATGGAAATGTCGTAGTTTTGGATGTATCAGGAACGACAGCAATTTCACCCTCCTCACTTGGAGTTTCGAATACATTAGAGGAACTTATAAATGACATTGGAATTGTTGGCTCAGCACTAACACAATTCAACGAAGTTATTCAAAGTGAATACACCGCTAACGTAAACGGACAAAGCTACACAGGTTATTTTGCATATGATACTGGAATACAAGTACAAATCAAACCTGATGTTTTCATTCCATTTACTTCAGGTAACACATTTTGGACACAATCAAATAAACGACAGTATTTTATTTTGGCACAAGAAATAATCGACGAGAACAAATACAACTCATTCAAAAATTCTTTGATTGGTAATCTACAAGGGAACAGTGGGGCGTTGGGTAACTTGACATTCGAACAAGTTTCACAAACATTTGATAACTATTGGCGAGGAGTCGCTCGACCAGCTTACGTTAGTGAAAACCAAGCAACTCAATTATTCTTGGATGATTTCCAAGCGAACGCTTTGGCGGGTGGGAAAACGAATTTCATAGTGTTCACACCCTACAACTTAAATAAAGAAAGAGTTTTTACTTATGAAAAACTTTTACAACCAACATCAGAACAAGTTCAATTAATCAAAGGACTTGGACAAAAAAACAATGTCAACACAGACAACTCTTCTTGGGCGACTAAGTTTGGAGATGTGATAATAGGTAAAGCACAATTGTTATAACTATGGCCTTTCAATACTACAACAGGTATACCCCTTTTCAGAACAACGGACAGACAAGCGTAGTCCCTTACATTCCATTGACAACCAAACCATCAGATAAAATTTATGTTTATAAAGTTGGTAGAAGTAGATTGGATAAAGTTTCGCAAGAATATTATGGCACTCCGTTCTTCAGTTGGTTGATATTACAGGCTAATCCTGAATTTGGTGGCTTGGAAAATAATATAATTGATGGTGCAGTATTGAATATTCCTTATCCTTTAATAACTTCATTACAAGACTATAAACTTTCGGTAGAAAACTACTTCTATTACTATGGCAGATAATGTATTCGGGGACAATTCAGGTAACATTTTTGTAGACGCCGATTACAACAACATTATCTTAGTTGACCCAAACAAAACTTCAAGGGTTACTTCGGGTGGTAGAGCCATCGTTGAGGAAAGATTAGTCGACCATGAAAATTTGGTTATGTATGCCAATCTTGAAGCACATGTGCTTCCAAGAACAAAATTAGCGGTGGGTGCCAGTCCACAGGACAATCTTAGAACAATTTCAATTGCATCAATAAATTTCTTGAAACCTAACAGTGACGAATTTCTTAATACTGGTTATTACGATGATTTGACAGGTTTGAATTCAAATGCTGGTAAAGCAAGAAATCAAAGATTCGAAACAGTTGTAAGTAACGACAACAATGGACAAAAATTTTACAAACAGTTCACCGCGACTGACACAAGGGGTCAGGTAATCGACAACGGTCTATTGGGTATTACTAGTATCCAAATACGAACAAATATGTCTTTTATTCCTGAGGTCACGATTGAATTGGAAGATGTACAGGGTAAAGCGTTGTTTGAATCGGGGGACCAATCTCCTTATGCTGCATTTTTTAATTTACCTTATTGTCCCTTTTATTTGACACTCAAAGGTTGGTATGGACAAGCGGTTCGATACCAACTTAATATGATAAAGTTCACCGCACGGTTCAACACCTTTAGTGGGAACTATCAGGTGACTTGTCAGTTTGCGGGATACAAGTACAACATTCTCAATGAGATATCTTTGGGACATTTGATTGCCACACCTCACATGTATAGTAAGACCTTCAACATCACCAGAAACGATGTTGGTCTTCAGGATGGTAATATCGAAAGTTCTGCTTTGGCTGAGGGTAATTTGACTGGAGACATCGAGATTTCTGATGAGGTAACAAGTGTTTCGACAGTTTCCGAAAGAGGGTATCAGAAAATCAAAGAATTGTATGGAGAGTATAAAACCAAGGGATTAATACCCATGGACTTTCCAGAAATTACTGTTGCGGAAATGGCCTACAAGTTACAACACTTGGAACAGGATATTCTGAATGAATTTAAGGGGAAGGCGGACTTACAACCTTTGACAGACTCAACAACCTATGCAAAATACTTGGACCAGTACTTCAAAAAAATTAGAGGACAAGGTTCATCATGGTTTGGTAAATATGTTAACCCAAATCCATATGTTTTACAAAATGGTACATTAGTTTATGGATTCAAATCTGAATTAGACCCTGAACAAAGAGACAGAGCCTTAACTGAATTAAGGGCTGAAATAACATCTTTTACCGCAAGATTAGACGAAAACAGAACATTTGGTGAGGTAAGAGGGGAAAAGAATTTCAAAATAGATAATTCGATTACATATAACTCTATAGTAACCTTTATTGACCCAGGTCAGTTGGATTTACTTCAAAGTCTACGTCAACAAACAGGCGTATTAAACCCCACTTCGGGTCAAACTAATGATTTTTTCAATAGAATACTTCGTGACCAATTCAATGTAACAATCGAAATAACCCCTGAAGGTATCAAGTCAGTTAAGAAACCTTTCTTTGTATTCGAGGGGTTAGGTAGATTCGACAACTTGATTCGGGTGATGCAGAGTGATTTGGACAAAAAAACCTCTATCATTGAAGAAGATTTGAGTGCCAAATTAGCTGAAAGAATCGCATCGAAAAGTGGTTTAGGTTTTGTTCCGACTGTAAGGAATGTGATGGCCGTTATTTTTGCCTCCACGGAAGCATTCATAAGATTGATGGATGAGGTACATAGTGAGGCTTGGGATGTAAGAACAGACCCAATCCGAAAGAATGTAATTTTTAATAACTCCACGACCGTTCCCAATTCGGATAACGTAAGGAACGTACAATACGCGGCTAACGCATCAAACGCAGCGGTAAGTTCGGAGGAACCTGTTTATCCTTGGCCACAAATTTTTATTGAGAACAAAGACAGAAACAATGTTAACAAGTATGAACTAGCATACCCTGGCGACCCAAGTATTGTTAATCTTACAAAGGGTTATCTTTATGATAAGTGGCCCGAAGTAGAATTTGTTGAAGAATATCTGAAAGGTGTCAGTCAGAGATATCAACCCCCGATTACACAACCCCCTGTTGAGAATGAATCACAGGTAACAAATAGGTTGAACATTAATGCCTTAGAATTTCCTTATGTTAACTTTGCGTACCTCAACAAAGAAGAAGTGAGATTCTTCTACGAGATTTACGAAAGAAGTATCATCTATCCAAGATACACAGGATTGGCGAGAGTCGGGAATTCGGCCAACAGAACCGCAATTTTGGAACTCGTTGGAAACGTTGAATCAAGTAACATTGTGACAAGTTTAGGGGTTAGTTCACCTTACATTATTCTTAAACTCAAAAATTTCCCCCTTAACTCTGACAACTATATCTCGTTCTTATCTACCATATCTAACGATGGAACAGGAAGGGATTGGAATAATTTTGTCAGAGATTATTGGATAACACCTTATCTTAGGGACGAGGTTGCTAATAGTAGCTCTATATTAAGTTTGGATTCACTTTCAACGAGTGTACAAACTCAAACATTTTCTTTGCCACAAGTGGAGTCTTTGGCACAACTTCTTACTTTGACAACAACCAATCCCCCACAAATTGTAGATACATATCCCTTTACTGATGAGCTGTGGAACACCACATACCTCAATGGATATATCCTAACAAATGATGTTGATAGAGCATTCAACACTACTAAGACGTATAGATTATACCAACAGAAAAATCTTATTACCAACTTTACTGACCCAAATAACAAAACTGAAATACGTCCTGTTACTTCTTTCAGTTACTTGGATGCCACTACCCCCACTTTAACAGAAGGTTTAGAAGAATTCTTCACTGGTAGAAACGCTGGTGACCTTTTACCAACAGAGGGATTTGTTTCATATCAGTCTGCAAACCTACCACTTAGAACAACTACGTCAATGCTCAACACCCCGTACTTTATCAATGCGGTACAGTGGGGGGTTAACAGACAAAAAGGAGCTCAGAATGCACCGTACAAAGAAGCTGCTTACTTGTTTTTGAATTCATTGCCGTTGGCGACCCTAAAGGAAAGATATCAAACACTGAACTCTGCAAACCCGTTGGATTACATTTTTGCGTCGATGAAGAAGTTCGGTGCCGTTCACAGACTCCCTTATGTGTGGATTCTCAAGTACGGTTCGATTTGGCATCGATACAAGACGTTTGTTCAAACGGGGCAAGACATCTTAGCTCCGATTTGGTCGGACTACGATTACATCGGAAACTACGACCCCAATAACGGTGACACATCATTGAGTTATACTTTGAACGGGGTGGGGACAATCACCCTTCAAGAGCAAGAATTAGATACGGGAACCTTATACGACGAATTACAAATTGGTTTTTACCCACGTACTATCAACGATTTCAATTACTTCTTGAACGGAAGAGATTTATGGAGTGGTTATACTGATAGTGAAATCAATCAATCAATTGCTCAAGGATTCAAAATTCAGAATCTTAGTCAGTCGAACATTTTTGTTTCTACAACTGACACCACAGGTCTGCCAAGGATTATTAACATCAATACCTACAGTTGTTTAGTTCCTGATACAATTGAGCCTTCTGACCCAAATGTCTTGGTTTGTAATACACCTCCATCTACACCACAGACCAATTACTATATCTTACCTTCTTTTGGTACAACCGAAAACCAAGTAAGACAAGCACTTTTCAATGATGCGGGAGTACTGACTCAAAATATTGAGAACAACCCTTCAATTTTTAATGGAAGTGTAAGAACAATGTGGAAGATGCCAAACTACGGATACTTGGACATCCAAGGAGTTCAGAGACCAGATTACGACGCTTACGTTAATCTTATTCCAATAGTTGGTGTTGTTCCTCCCTTTACTTTGAGAAACACTCAAGACTATTCCAAGATTGATGATTTATTGTCAACGTTTGAAAAACAAGTCTTGGATTCATTCGAAAGAGAGTTTCTGAAGTTTTCACAACCTGTTACTAACTTTGACCCACAATTAGGCGGGGGGGACTTTTTGATTGATGAGGCTCTAGCAACTACAAGAGGAACTTCTCAAGCACTTACCACAACAAACAATACATACAAAAACTTCCAAATGCTTTATAGGGAGCTAATGAGTGTTCCACTTCCAATTGTTTTTGCCGACCAAGAGGAGATGTTCAAACAAGTTATTGACAACCAATTCTCCAAATCAATGAGTCAATTGCAAAACTTATTGGAATTTGATGTTGTCTTGAGAATAGGAAACCCAACACAATACAAAAGAAGAGAAACCGATTCGTATTTGACTTACATTACAGGAACCAACATCGTAGTTGACCCGATTCCTTTTGGTCCATATGTTGATGGTTCATTGCCGACTAATGGTGGTTCGGTAACATTAATTCAATCACAAGTTGCTAATCCACAGGCTTGGTCTGCCCTAAGAACTGAAGTTGGGTTCTCAACCATTCCTGAATTGGCTTATGGGGATAATGGTTCCTTCATAACAGATTTCTTCATTGATAACAACATCGCCTTCACACAGCAGAATGTTGAATTCATGGCTCCGATTATCAAGATGTACGCTACACAAAAATTGGATGACCCAAATGTGACAAGTCAGACTTTTGCCGTGACACTTCAAGATTATTTGGAAGGTAACCTAACATTCCAAAATACTGCATTGGATAATACTTTGAATCTTGTGAGGAGGGAACTTCCGAATATTACGGAGTTACCTGAAAAAACAATTCAGTCAAAGTTTGATTCCAAGCAAAGTAAGGTGGAATTATATGAGGTCTTCAAGGCACTAAATGATAAATGGATTGCTGGTTCGGATTATAATAATCAAACTTTATTTGAGGACATGTTGTTTTTGGACAGGGCATCAAGGAACATTGGGGACAAAATTGTTTTGGACATTTTTGATTTGAAAATGATGGCCGACCCAACAAACATAAATTACAATATGAGTGTGTTTGTGTTTATAAGCGGTATACTGACCCAAAACCATTTCTCAGTGATGCCACTACCTTCTTACATTAATTTCTATAATGTACAAGATGTTTCGGCCAACGCTCAGCCAAACTTGGAACCTGGTCAGGATTTCGCTAACAGTATGTGGGGAACATTCTTAAATGTCGATTACAGAAATTCGGGTCCTAAATTGGTTTGTTTCTACACTGAAAGACCATCTACCTATGTAGATATGCAAAGTGAAAACAAAAACTACCTCTTCAGAAGTGATGCATTTGATTTGAGAGAACCACAACTTAATCCGTTAGTGGAGAACCAAAGTGACAAAACAGACTGGGCGTTGTCAAACAGAGTTGTGGGATTCAACGTTGACATTGGTACAAGAAATCAAAATGTATTTTATTCATTTTCTATTAGTCAGGATGGTGGTAAGGCGACTTCTGAAAGTATTCAAAACGTTAACTTGATTGCGGCAAGTGCTGCGGGTAGAACCACCTCAACACAGAATGTTTCGTTGTACAACATCTATAAGAACATGACTTACGAATGTGAAGTTGTTTCATTTGGTAATGCGCTTATTCAACCTACAATGTACTTCAACCTGAGACATGTTCCGTTGTTCAATGGTTCATACATGATTACTGAAGTACAACACACTGTTGCACCTGGTACATTTCAAACCAAATTTACGGGAATCAGACAAAGTCTTTTTGCACTACCTTATTTGGATGGATATCTTCAGAGTATCAATAAAAATTTGGTTAGCAAACTTCTTCAGACAACCAAACAAAAGAAAAGTGTTACAAGAGGTACTACCACTACAACAACTCAAGGTAACAATGCTAATCTTTCCACTGACCCTCGTACTCAAAACGACACACCCAACTCGTGTGTATCTAAGGTCTTGGAAGAGCCGTATTTGAATACCTTTGGGTATGATTCAACCAGTGGTGTTGAAACCTCTATTAATGCTCAAGGATTTATTTCTTTGTTGAATCAATCTACCGACAATTCCGATTTAAGGTATGTAATATTCTTGTTGTCTTATGCATCAACAGGAGTAAATCAACAACTTCAATCTTCTAACAACAACTTTGGTAAGATTACTTTGAATTATGATTTTGGTGCAACCGCGGACCAATATTTTGAAAGAAGATATGTTTGTAGAAAAATACGTACTCAAGCATCAACTGAAATATCAATGCCGTTTGCATCTTTTGCTAATCCGTTGAGTTACATCAATTTTGTGAGAGACAGAGTATTCAATAATTTGGGTGAAATACGTTCGAAGAGTATTGAACAGTTCTTTTTACAGAACTGGCCCTACCCAAGAGCAACCAATCAGTCTCAAAGTGCACAACTAAAGGCTAGTTTGAAAGAAGCAGTTAGTTTGGCAGAACAACTTGGATTAACTTCCACCTTACCTGTTTACACTCCAGCACCCACTCCAACACCTCAACAAAATAATATAAACGTAATCAATACGGTTACACCAACTTGTACCTAAAAAAACATTATTAATGTTTGTGGTATATTTATAAGAAAAAACAATATTATGGATATGAATTCTATGTTGAACCAATATCTTGGAAAACAAACCAGAATCCGTCAGACTGACAACGGAGATGGAACCAAAAACGTCTGTGACTTGGACACAGGAGATTGCTATACAATTCGTGAAAGAGACGGATTAATTGAAAGAGCCGGTAATGATATTACTATTAATCGTAAGGTTAGAGTAGAAACACCCAACGGAGTTAAAAATTTATTAAATGGCTAATACAATGAGTATTGATAAGAAAATATTAAAAGAGATTGAAAGACATCATCGTATCAACAAGTACATCAATGAACAAGAAGTTGGTGGATTGGTTCCTGGTTTACCTGAACCTGACGCGGCAACTCCTGCAGGAGCGGAACCCGCAACACCAGCAGCGGCACCAACTGGTACACCCGAAAAAATAGATTTAGCAACAGACACTGAAGTTGAGAAAATTACGGATGGTGGAGAAGTTGCGACCGAAGAAGGTGGTTCACAGGAACTCGATGTAACTGAGTTGGTCAATGCACAAAAAAATATTGAAACAAAACAAGAAGAATATTTTGACAATTTATTTGGATACATACAAAACTTAGAATCAAAACTTTCAGAGATGGATAACTTGGTAAACAAGTTAAATGACATCGAATCCAAATTAGAAAAATACAGACCAAAAAGTGCTGAAGAGAAATTACAACTTAGAACGATAGATTCAGGACCATTTAACAAAAAACTTTCAGATTTTTTTGACGACAAAAAAGAAGATTGGGAAAAATCAGGAAAACACGAATATATTTTAACAAGCGATGAAGTTGAAGATATCAGTCCTGCAGAAATTAAGAAGACATTTTCTTCGAACGAAACGGACCAATTACCATTCAAATTTTGATTTAATGAAAAAGTTTACTATATTAAAGGTTGTGGAAACACAACCTTTTTTATTTTATTTGACAACGTAAATATGATTTTCTATATTTTTAACACTAACTTAAATTAATTTTTTTATGAGTTCATTAGACGCAGTTTTAGCACAGTATGAAAAAGCTCAACAATCCAATGGTGGAGGACAGGGCAAAATGTCACAGGACGAAAGAATGAAGAAATACTTCGCACTTCTTTTGGATGACAAATCAAATTCAGGAACCCGTCGGGTTCGTATTCTACCCACACGTGATGGTAGTTCACCCTTTGTTGAGGCGTGGTACCATGAAATTCAGGTGGGTGGTAAATGGCAGAAATTTTATGACCCAGGAAAGAACGACAACGAGCGTTCTCCTTTGAATGAAGTTTATGAAGAGTTGATGTCTACGGGCAAAGACTCAGACAAGGAATTGGCAAAACAATATAAATCACGTAAGTTTTACATTGTCAAGGTTATTGACCGAGACCGTGAAGAAGATGGTGTGAAGTTTTGGAGATTCAAACACAATTACAAGAACGAAGGTATTCTTGACAAGATTATCCCTATTTGGAGAAACAAAGGTGATATTACCGACCCAGATAAAGGTCGTGACCTTATCATTGAGTTGACTAAACAAAAGACCCCTAAGGGTGCTGCATACACTACAGTATCTACTATCATGTATGACGACCCTACCCCAATCCACGAGGAAAAAGAGACAATGAACGGTTGGATTAACGACGAGCTAACTTGGCAAGACGTTTATGCTAAAAAACCTGTTGAATACCTCGAAGCAATCGCGCGTGGAGAGGAACCCCGTTGGGATTCTGAAAAGGGTGGTTATGTTTACGGAAACGACTCGGAGTCAACTGAAACCTACGGAGGTTCAAGTAACTCAGGTTCGAAGTCGTACACTGACCCTCAGGCGGACGCAACTCCTGACGAGGACCTACCATTTTAATTTAAGTTAGTTGGGTGGGGGAAACCCCACCCTTTAATTTTTATCACATGACAAAAGAAACAAGACAAAAAACAATAGACAGTCTCAAAAAAAAATATGAGGCTCAAATCTTGGAAGCCGAAGCAACTCTAATGATTTATTTAGAAAACGCAGCGGGAATCGGAGAACACCCACAAATGTTAGAGGAAATGGATAATATGGTGGAAAAACTAGCAAGTGCGAGTGACAAACTCCAAGTGTTAACAGAATTTTGGAAATACAATGGCAATAAAGAAAACAACTGATTTTTCTTCATTTAAGAAGAAATATTCAACATCAGCAAAATATAAACCCCAACGTTTCTTTGACTTGGGTTCTGACTTCCTTGATGCGGTAGGACTACCTGGTCCTGCAATCGGACACATCAATATGTTTTTGGGACACTCTGATACGGGAAAAACAACTGCTTTGGTGAAAACCGCAGTTGATGCTCAGAAAAAAGAAATCTTACCCGTATTCATAATAACGGAACAAAAGTGGAGTTTTGAACACGCTAAACTCATGGGATTTCAATGTCAAGAAGTTGTTGACGAAGAAACAGGTGAAATCGATTGGGATGGTTTTTTCATCTTCAATAATAACTTCGATTACATTGAACAAATCACTGATTACATCAACGAACTCCTTGATGCCCAAGAGAAGGGTGAATTAGACTATAGTTTGTGTTTCCTATGGGATTCTGTGGGGTCTATTCCGTCCAAAATGACCTACGATGGTAAGGGTGGAAAACAACACAACGCAGCAACTCTTTCTGACAAAATTGGTATGGGTATCAACCAAAGAATTTCTGGTTCTCGTAAAGCAGATTCCAAGTTCGAAAACACTTTGGTTATTGTTAATCAACCGTGGGTTGAACTTCCCGACAATCCTTTTGGACAACCCAAAATTAAAGCTAAGGGAGGAGAATCTGTTTGGTTGAACTCTTCTTTGGTATTCCTATTTGGAAACCAAAAAGGAGCTGGTACAACTAAGATTACCGCAACTAAGGACAAGAGAACTGTGAAGTTCGCAACTCGTACCAAGGTCTCTGTAATGAAAAATCACATAAATGGTTTGGGTTACGAAGACGGAAGAATTATTGTTACTCCACACGGGTTTTTGGCGGGAAAAGACACTACTGAGGAAAAGGCTTCTATTGAGGCATATAAAAAAGACCATTCCGATTATTGGAAAGAAATTATCGGAACTGAGGGAGATTTCACATTGACGGACGAAAAAGAAGAAATTTAATATCTTCTTTGTGAAAACACTATTAGTCGATGGAGATAATCTATTCAAAATTGGATTCCACGGAGTCCGAGAATTGTTTGTTGAGGGTAATCACATTGGGGGAGTCTTCCACTTCCTCAATACCCTCAGAAAACAACTGGTTGATAACGAGTACGACAAAGTTATTGTTTTTTGGGATGGAAAACAGAACACCAAAATTAGACGTGAATTATATCCTAACTACAAGTTAAACCGAAAAAATGATATGACTGAGGAAAAACTCGAGTCATATTACACCCAAAAAAACCGAGTAAAACAATATCTTGAAGAGTGTTTTGTGAGACAAGTTGAGGTTGAACAAAATGAGTCTGATGATTTAATTGCTTTTTATTGTCAAATTGCAACTGACGAGGAAAAAGTTATTTTTTCTTCGGATAAAGATTTATTGCAACTAATCAATGAATCAACGAGTCTGTACTCACCACTTCAGAGATATACATACAAAAACGGTGATAAGGTGAAATTTGGCGATTACTACATCCCTCATCAAAACATATTAACAGTGAAGATACTCATGGGAGACAAAAGTGATAACATTCAAGGAATCGAAAGATTGGGTGAAAAAACTTTTGTAAAAATTTTTCCTGAGGTACTTGAAACATCACTTTTCGTTGATGATATTTTAACAAAAACAAAACAACTTTTAGAAGAAAAAAATAAGTTGAACGTCTTAAAAAATATCGTGAATGGTCAAACTAAAGATGGTGTTTTAGGTGATGAATACTACGTAGTGAACAAAAAAATAATGGACTTGGGAAGTCCATTAATTACCGAAAAAGGTAGAGAAGTTGTTTCCCTTTATTATTCTGAATCTCTCGACCCTGAAGGAAGAGATAGGAAAAACATAATTGGAATGATGATGGAAGATGGCTTCTTCAAATATCTCCCAAAAACAGATGAAGCGTTTGTGGATTTCCTAAAACCGTTTCTGAAATTAACAAGAAAAGAAAAAAGAAAATTTAATCAATCAAATCTAAATTAATTATGAAAGAAGAATCAATCACAAAAATGGAATTTCTTTTGACCTTGAACGACAATATCGTGGTTCAAAGATTTTTCAACGTTCGTAACTATAATCACTCCGCAGGTAAATCAGTTGACCTAATCTACTTCATGAGACAAACTGAAGATGATTTGGTTAATGATTTGAAGATGAAGACTGTAATGTATATGATGGACAATCAAGAAGCAATTTATCTTGACCCTGAAATTTTGAACACCTCAAATACAGACGGTCCTGAGTACTTTCACATGTATGTCAAATTGGCCGATGATAAAATTTTTCACAGAATTTTTGACGCAAAATTATACCCACCAAAAGTGAGATATACGGTTGACGTTCGTCCCAGCCTGAAAAATATTTTGAAGGGATTGACTGACATTTTTTCAGGTGAAAGTTTTAGCTTCGAGTACATGGACTACGACCTTTCTCGCTAATATTTAATGAATACATTAAGACTTTATGACTAAGAATTTTGACTATCTCGGTAACACTTTTCAACTCCAACTCCTCAACCAAATTATCGTAGATAAAGAATTCGCACAGTCGATTATTGATGTTTTAGAACCAGCATATTTCGATAACAAATACTTTAAGCTTGTTATCCAAATGGTGAGGGAATATTACGGAAAATATCAATCCACACCAAATTTCGAAACTCTTGAACAAATAGCGAAAGCAGAAATTTCTCAAGAGTTGGCACTCAAAATTGTGTTGGATTCTTTGAAACAAATTCAAGACGCCCCATTTGATGGTAGTGTCTTTGTTCAAGAAAAGGCTCTCAAGTTTTGTAAACAACAGGAACTTCAGAAAGCGATGGATAAAGCACAAAAAATTATCACAAATGGAGAATTTGAATCATACGACCAAGTTGAAAGTATGGTTCGAGAAGCACTCCAAGTGGGTGAGAGAGAAACAGGTGTCTTGGATGTATTCAATGGGTTGGATGACGTACTTAATGATGACTACAGGCATCCTATTCCTTTAGGTGTTGAAGGGATTGACCGGCTGTTAAAAGGTGGTTTAGCAAAGGGTGAAATTGGTGTTGTTCTTGCACCAACTGGTGTGGGTAAAACCACCTTGATGACCAAGATTGCGAACACCGCTTTTAGTATGGGATATAATGTTCTACAAATCTTTTTTGAGGATAACCCAAAAATTATTCAAAGAAAGCATTTCACAATATGGACAGGTATCGAACCTGACAACCTATCAATGAGAAAAGATGAGGTTATGGAAAAAGTAAAAGACATTCAAAACTTGATGCCAAATAAGTTGATTCTTAAAAAACTTCCGTCCGATACTATGACAATGAATCAAATCAAAAATCAAGTTCGTAAGATGATTGCGGATGGAACTCCAATTGATTTAATTACGTTGGATTACATTGATTGTGTTGTTCCTGAGAATTTGAAAAACGACGAATGGAAAGCCGAAGGTTCCGTCATGAGACATTTCGAAGCTATGTGTCATGAACTAGGAATTGCTGGTTGGACTGCGACACAAGGAAACCGCTCTTCAATATCTTCTGAAGTTGTAACCACGGACCAAATGGGTGGTTCAATTAAGAAAGCTCAAGTAGGACACGTCATTATCTCTGTTGCTAAAACCCTACAACAGAAAGAAATGAAACTAGCAACCATAGCGATTACTAAGTCAAGACTCGGTCCTGACGGTATTGTTTTTGAGAATTGCAAGTTTGACAATGAACTCTTGGTTATAGATACAGAATCTTCGGTTACTTTCTTGGGATTTGAAGAACAACAAGAACAAAAGAAAAGTGACAGAATCAAAGAATTGATGGAAAAGAGGAAACAACGGGAGTCCACACCACAAAATCCTTTCAATTAAAATTTGTACCACTTAGCAGTATAAAAATTTACCTTTATTTGCCATAAATAAAAACAACAGAAATCAATCAATGAACAATACAGATTTTAATACCAACGAACTACGATTTGTAATCAAACGTAGTGGAGACAAAGTCCCTTTTGAAGAGGACAAAATAAAAAACGCAATTCTCAAGGCAATGTCAAGTAGTGGCAATGTAGATGTGGAAATGGCAGAAAAAATTGCCAGACTTACTAAAAAAGGGGTTTTCAGAAATAACAAAATCAATACACCACATGTTGATGAAATCCATGACATGGTTGAAAACAAACTTATGGATAATGGATTGAATGATGTTGCGAAGGAATACATCATTTATAGGTCGAAACATCAACCAAACATCTTCACAAAAAGAGTTAATTTGAAACCATATGAGTATCCCAACTTGGTAGAATATGTTGATGCTATTAGACACTCTTATTGGGTTCATACAGAATTTAATTTCACATCTGACATTCAAGATTTCAAGGTTCATCTAAATGAAAAAGAACAAACTGCGGTACAGAGAGCGATGTTGGCAATTTCCCAAATAGAAATTGCGGTAAAAACTTTTTGGGGGGATATCTACAAAAGATTACCAAAACCGGAAATCGGAAGTGTCGGAGCGACTTTTGCGGAATCAGAAGTTAGACACGCAGATGCTTATTCTCACCTCCTTCAGTTACTCGGATTGAATGGTGAGTTTGAGAATCTTTTACAAGTACCCGCTATTCGTAGAAGAATCAAATATTTGGAAAAATCAATTTCAAATTCTAAGTCAGTAGAAAACCAAGAGTACTTTGAGTCGGTTGTTTTATTTTCAATGTTTGTTGAAAACGTATCCCTATTCTCTCAGTTTTTGGTGATTATGTCCTTCAACAAACACAAAAACGTTTTGAAGGGTTTGAGTAATGCTGTAGAAGCGACCTCCAAAGAAGAAAACATCCATGCGGAATTCGGGTTTGATTTGGTGAATTTAATCAAAAAAGAAAACCCAAGTTGGTGGACTCCTGAGTTAGTTGAGGATTTGATTGAGGCAACAAAAGAGGCGTACGAAGCTGAATCAGAAATCATTGATTGGATATTTGAAAAAGGGGACTTGGATTTCTTAACAAAAAATCAAACAATAGAATTTATTAAACACCGATTCAACGTATCTTTGAATTCAATAGGAATTGACAATGTATTTGAAGTTGATGAAAAGTTAGTTGAAACAACGGAGTGGTTTGATGATGAAATCTTAACCACTAAACACACGGATTTCTTCAACAAAAGAAGTATCAACTACAGTAAAAAATCAAAATCAATTACCCTTAACGACTTATTTTAATTATTAAAAATTTATAACATGGAACATAGACAACCTTTTGACTGGATTAATGAAGAGTCAATCACATTTCTCCGCAGAGGATATCTCAGTGCTGGTGAAGAACCTTTAGAGCGTATTAAAACAATCGCAGAACATGCGGAAAAACTTTTAGGTATTGATGGTTTCGCTGAAAAGTTTTACGACTATATGGGAAAAGGGTGGTATTCCTTGTCGTCTCCTGTTTGGGCTAATTTCGGAAAAAAAAGAGGTTTACCCGTAAGCTGTTTCGGTTCCAATGTCGGAGATAATATCGAATCGATTCTTTACACTCAGGCTGAAGTTGGAGAAATGAGTAAGATGGGTGGTGGTACTTCGGGGTATTTTGGAAATATTCGTGGTAGAGGTGCGGAAATTAC